ATCATGCAAGCGGTTCAGTACCTTTTGCATGTCGTTGTCGATGAAGGTTTCGTTGTTGCTCCACAAACCAAGAGGACCACGCAGGCGCTCATGAACAGTGTCCTTAGTGATTTTGGTTTGGAAGACGTGCTTGAAGCCAAGGGCTTCTTCTTCTGCTGTGATCACCAGAAGATCGTTCTTGTATTCAGCAAGATCCTTGAGAGGCACCTTCTTCGCTGCGATGACAACCGTGAAGTAGGATTCAATGCCATTGGTTTTGAGAGCACCCTTAACAGGTACCTTCGTCTCCATGATCATCTCACCCTTGTTCAAGGATTCATCAACGTGAGCAGTGAAGATCACACGCTTGGATGAACCAGCAACGTGTGTTTGCATCAAGGTCTTGAAATACTGTTGAAAATCAGACCACGCTTGTTGTCCATTTGCTGCCTTATAGACATACATGGACTCAAACATATCCAGAAGATAGGTCAGACTGTCGATGACGATGGTGTGGATCTCTGGCTTTGATTCAGCCACTTGGAAGGCTTCAAAAAGCTGATAGGGATCGGTAACCGTCAACTGCATGAACTTGCTCTTGAAAGGCAATTTCTTGCCATTCTCACAGTTCAGATACATCACTCCCTCTGGCTTTTCCAGATTAAGGAGTGATGCTGATTTGCCAGTAGCAGACTTACCTACGAGCAATACCAGATGGTCATTGGTTTGAGACATGAGTTTTCCTATGTAGCGGGCTTTTGTTAACGTTTCAAAGAAACGAGCGGAGCGGCCTACTCAATGTAGGCACACTCCACAACCTTAGGCAGTAGCTTTTTGTGAAAGCTTTCTTCCGATGGTTGTCATGATGGTGGACATGATTTCAGCTTCATCCAGTTTGTCAGCAATCTTGGAATTCAAGATGTTGACCTTGGTTTGGATTGCACCGAAGTCTGCTCCGTTATCCAACAGGATCATTGCGTAGCGCAAGAGCATGTTGTTGCGGTTGCCATCCCCAATGTTGTTCATTACCCAACGCTCAAGGTTATCCAAGTCCTGTTGAGAACTCAGAAGCTGTTTACGCTCTTCGTTCTTAGAGGTCTTGGGAATGAAAGGCAGAGCATCCAATAGTTCGCCATCGTTGTATTCGTAATGACCAGCATGGCTCATCCACTTTCTGGCTCTTTGGTTTGTAGCCGTATCCACCGTAAAGGGTAGCCAGTCGTAGATGTTGGACATGAACTCCTTGTAGTCCTTAGCATCAAGCTGCAGCTCATAGTTGAGAGGCATGATGAGCCGGAATCGGTGTTCGTCTTCTGTATGGCGTTTGGTAGTGTAAATGAGGTATTGATAGTTCTTCAGAAGCTGACGAACAACCTCAAGTTTGGTTTCACCATCCACATCCATCACAGCAATATTGAAGCCAGCAATAGCGTTCTCTTCGTTGCGATAACCTCCGTTGAGAAAGTGTGCTACCCAGTGCATTCCTGGGGCTTGGACAAGCTTATGGAGCTTCTGGAAAGGCACTCGTTCGTTCAGGTAGTCCTTCACGATATCGGTGCTGTATGAAACGATGATCTCGTTCAGGTTGGTTTCCTTGAGGGTTTCACCCCTTAAGAACTCAATGCCATCAGCAAACGTTTTCTTGATGATGATGTTGTTCTTGTAGCCATACGCAATAGCCAAGTTCAACATTTCCTGCTTCTGTCCCGTAGCACCACGATAGAAAGGAAGATCCTCTACCAAATCAGCTTGGGTCACATCTGTCTTGGCAGAGGCAATGTACTTAGCCAACTTAACGTAGGCACGGTCACGGGTAAGCAGTCGTCCAAAAGCTTCACCAGATTCTTCAGCCAGTTTGATGGCTTGATAAAGATTCTCTGTGGTCAGCTCAGGAGAGTCATCAATGAAGGCATAAGCACCAGCAAGCTTCAATGCTTTGAAGTAGCGATGGGAAATCTCTGCCTTGCGAATTTCTTCGTGTTCAGGCAAAGCATCAGCTTCTTTTTCACACTGGAGTCGATACTCAATAGCCAGCAAAGTAGTTTCCTTGCTCATCACCAACCTCTTATTGATGTTGATAATGTCTGCAAGGTTCTCCAATCGGTCAGCGATGGACTCCAAGAACTGATCATCACCGGCTTGAGTAAGTTGGTGATACACCTCTTCAGGTGTTTGGTGGATCTTCTTGGTAGAGGCACGGATGTAGCCAAAGAAGCATCTCCGTGCATAACCAGTCTCCAGCATGGAGTACAGCTCTTCCTCCGTTTTGCTGCCATTCAACAGCTTTGCAGGAGTACCAAACAGCATCATGTTTGTTGGAGTCTTGCCAATGATTTCTTCATTGCGAAGGTTGTCACTGGTGTTTTTGATCAGCTTTTGCTTGATGGAGCCAACGTCATAGAGTTCCAGGAATGTGTTGAGCACATCCAAGTTACCCAATAGATTGGATCCGATTTCATCAATCTGAAGATTGACTGAACCAGCATCAGCCATCAGGAGCTTGTGACGCATCTGCTTAACAGCAGCAGGAGTACCTGAGTCAAAGTTGAAAACCAGTGGCCCTAGTTGATCAAACTCTTTCTCTACGCGCACAAGCTCTTCATCTGGGTCTGTGTTCTTTCTGACTGCACGCTTATTAGCCAGCTTAGGCAAGTTTTGTGCAGCCAGAAGAGGGAATGTTTCTTCCAAAAACCGATGGCGGAACAGGTGCATGACCTTGTTCTCCATGATGTTGGTAGAGAACCCTTTACCAGTACCTGAAGGACTCAGATTGATGGCATAGATATTCACTGGAATATCACCACGATCATGTGTGGCAATCGTGGTTCGCATCATGGATGCAGCCAAGCAGCAGTAATAGGCTACAAGAACTCTGAAGAACAGAGGGTTGTCGTTCTGAGTCTTACTGCAAAGAATCTCTACAAGCTTCTCAGAAACAGGATGATGCTGCATCTCATTAACAGGGAGCATAGGTCGCTTTCATTTCTTGGTTTGGTTTAATCGAATACAAGATCGCCATTCAGAATCAGTTCATCCTTCTGTGTACATAAACTGAAACCAGGGCAGTATTTGCACGCTTTCACTTGACCAGGAACTTCTTTGATCAAACCAACACTGCCGTCTTCAATGAATCGAATGCGGGCTTCTTGGATTGACTCGTAGTTCTTGGTGCTTCTCTGAGTCTTCTGTGGATTCTTGTAATACTTGAATACGGGATCAGACCTCCATAGTTCTTCATCAGTGCAATAAGGGATATCTCGTTCAGGTGCATCCCAATACTGTTCAATCAATTCAAGCTTTCTACGAATGAAAGCATCTACTTGATTGACTGGGAGCAGATCAAAGATCTTCTGTTGGTGTCTGCTTTGAGGGTAAGAAGGATCTTGTCTTGCTTGTGATGCAGACCAATCAGTGAATAGCCACTGAATAGCCATTTGATCTTTGGTAATAATGTCTGGACGAAGCCAGCGATAGATGCTTCCTTGGTAGATATAGTCTTGATCTTTGTTGCCAGAGATTGCAGACCATACTGAAGTGGACTTGAAATCTTCAACCCTTCCATCACCAACAAAGTCAAACTTGCCTGTGACAGTCCATTTGCCTATCTTCTTTTCAGACCTGACTTCCAGATAAACTGGAATCTTGTCTGTTAGGTCAGTACCTGGTTCTGGGTTGATTACAACCATATCTCGCACTCGCTTAGGAATGCCCAAGGCTTCCATAGCAAGGTGATGGTTGGTTTTCCACGCTCTTTCAATACCATCGTGAATAGCAGCCCCCATTCGACTGGAGAGCATTCCAACGAGATCTACTGAAGCATCTTCTGTAGGAACACGGCTACCCAATATCAATTGCCTCAAAGGCTTCAGCAGTGTGGTTGCTGAGATGGTGTTGATATCAGTGTTGTAGTCGTAGGAGTCGCTTGCAAGAAATACTGCAAGTGAGAGTGGAACATCACTTACGTTGGCATACTGAGGCATTTCAGTTCCTTGGTTTGGTTGCCTTATTGAATCAGAAAAGGGGCACGGAGGCCCCAATCTTTATCGGTAAAGCCGGATGAAGAAGGCTAGTCCTAGAACTAAGCCAACAACCTCATACCAAGCCATGTTTACTCAGCAGCTTTGGCTTCTGCCTTCAGTGCCGCATATGCAATGCAATCCTCAGCACTGTCCTGGTGGAATTCAGGGCTGGTGAAGAGACGCACATCCTTGAGGATTTGCAGCAGCAACCAGCCCTCAGCTTCAGTCAGATCACGGCCAGTGATGGCATTGAATGCTTCCACGGTTTGAACCATGGAACGCTCACCATCAGGCTTGTCATAGGTGGCTGCACGATCCAGCATATGACCCAAAGCAGCTTCCAGAAATTCAGGAGCAGTAGTGGGTTCATCATCGTCTTCAGCAGCCACGATATCAACATCAAGGCCAGCCGCTGCAAACGCCTTCTTGATTTGTTCTGCTGCTGAATCTGCACGAGAGGACATATCCACCTTCATTTCAGACGGGGATGTATTGGGGCTCTTGGTGATGGGGGGTTCGCCAAGAGTCTTACGGACTTCATTGCAAGACTCACATTTGGGGTTATTGCACAGGCTGGACAGAATAGCGTTGCGAAGGGGGTTCATGGTTTTCCT